AAATGATTATAATAGTGAAGTGTTCCCAGCACAAGTTGCAGCAGCATCACTTGTACAAGGTACTGTATATACTATCTACAATGCAGGTAACACAAACTGGACAGCAGTAGGTGCATTTGCTAATATGACTGGTATTACATTTACTGCGACAGGTGCAGGCTCAGGTACAGGTACAGCAGTTCTATCAACTGTGAATCCTGATGTGATTGCGTCATTCAACTCAGCAGAAGTTGCAAACTCACTCGCATCTCTACCACCTGTAGTAACAGTAACAAACGCCTAATAGGAACTAAACGATGCCAGCCGCAGTTCGTATTAATAAAATTAAACAAGCTGAGACTGATATCGCAGTCCTGCAGGTTCAAGTCAGAAATATCGAAGATAAGATCGATGATGTTAAAGTCGATATTAAAGACTTGCGACAATCAATGGAAAAGGGGTCTGAAGATACTTTAAATATCATTAAAGAACTTCAGACCTCTAATTCAGAATCACATGAGAAATTATCAGAAAAAGTATCGACATTAGAAAAAATGCGTTGGATGTTGTTAGGTGCAGCAGCAGTTGGCGGTGCTATGGGTTTCGAAACTTTTCAAATGCTAGTTGCTAATATTGTTGAATGATAGCTTTTATTTTATCCTGAACACTATCGATCTGTACTGTGCTGAAAAGTCCCGGATGCAATGGTTTGGGATATAAATTTTCTTCTACCCAGGCATATCCGCAATGCTCATCATTTAAATTAGGAACGAACTCTTGCTCAACAGCGCAAAAAAATGTGTGATATGTAAATGTATTATTGACGAATTTTTGTATAGGAATTAATTTTGCGTATTTAGGAAAATATCCTATTTCTTCGTTACACTCTCTTTCTAGACCTTCTAATAAACTTTCGTCTCTTTCTATTTTACCGCCGGGGATGCTCCAACTATTATTATTTTTATTATCTTTTCTTAACAGATATAAAAATCTCTTACTAGATTTACTATAAAAAAACATTCCTGCACTAGTATTACTCATATGACTAGTTATCAGTTTTTAAATTACTATAGAATAATCGCCCTGATCATACCAACCTTCATATGATTTCATCCATTGACCTTCTTGATCTACATAGCGATATTGAACATTAGTGTTAAGGTTAGTTACATATTCAACTGTAGTACTCTCGCTAGCATCAAATGAAACAAACCATTGCCCGTTTGTAGAATCATATTGTATGATATCATTAGCACTTGCTACAACATTTCCCCAGGCTACGGTGCTGCTATCTTCACTACCCATGTCTTCTACTATCAAATATCTAGTACCATTTACTGCGCCCGGTAATCCGGCATTTGGTCCTTGCATCAATGGATTTATAACGGCATTCACAGGATCTAAAGTATTTTGAGGTAGTGTATCTTGGTCAATATTATATATCAATAACCTATCATCTATGGGATCAGGTACTATAGTACCTACAATGTCGTCTTCCATATATGGATTTTGTAACCATATCTGACTTATGCCTGGTTTTATTGCTCCATAAACGTTTAATAAACTACTCCAATATAGATTAGTATTGGGGCTAGGAGGTAATTCAAGTTCATTATTTGAAGGATAAAATGTTTCATTCGCAGGTAACAATTGCAATGTATTACCTATCAATAGAACTTTATATCCATATGGAGTAATTTTTTGACGAGTACCTAGTAATAAATCTTCGTCTTGTATGTCTTGGAGTGCAGTACCCTTATGTATGCTAGCAATGATTTTATGAATGACACCCATCTTTTTAAGTTTAGCGCTAGTGCTTATCCATATGGGTAAATAAAATTTCCAGCTCATCACATCTATTGGATTTCCTGTACCTTGTGGAATACTGCGCGAAGTAAAGGTAAGACCGTCTTGATAAACTACTGTTAGTGAAGTCCAATCAATAAAATTGTCAGTGCTTTGTATTTCTAAGCTAGGATTAAACAATGTACCTAACTGCTCTATCAACTGTAATTTTTGATTATAGTTTGTTGTCCAAAAATCTACTTGCATACGTAATGTATAAGGTACCGGCATCAATCTTTCGATAGTAAATGCTTGTCCTTGAGTTTCTTCATAATTACCAGTATCAGTATTGTATGCTCTTTGACGAACTTGAACTTTTTCTTGATATGTTGGGTTCTGTGTTCTTCTTTGATCGTATTCTAAACCCGTGATCCAATATGTTATCATAGGTGCGCTAGGTAAATTGCTAGCACTGTTGTTTGCTATAACCGTAGATACTTGTCTGCTTTGATCTCCATACATTACAGGAACACGAACTATTATTTCATTTCCCGCCGGATCCTTACCTTTCGTTACATACCAGTTACTAAAAATCTTAGCGAACTGTAACAAGAATCTGCGTATCTGATTGTCGTAAAAAAATTGTGCCATTATTTACTCTTAAGGTATAGGTGGAACATCATCCGGTTTCAATTTTAAAATACTTGATAATGGTTGAGCTTCTGGTACTAAATTACCTGTTTGCTCTAGATATATCTGATTTTCATTATTTATATAGCCTGATAATTGTGATTTATCCTCAGCAGTAAATCCGGTATCTGTTCTTACATTAGTTGATATGCGAACCCATAATTGACCGTCCCAACGATATAATATATTTGGAACATAATCTATGCGTAAGAAATAATCGCCCACTTGTGGATTTTGTGGGAAACTGATTCCTGCACCACTAGGCATGCCATTTGGAGCTTCTCCGGTTCCATCTAAGTAGCCTGTACTGTAACCAAAACTTCTAGGGGTGCTACGTGCAATATATTGAAATCTTGGATCACAGTCTGCGCGCCAGTCCATCTCTGTACTGATAGTGCCAGTAAATCCTGGCTGTGTTGGATCAGCGTCGGCTGTAGCATATGTGTTATCAGCAGTACCATATGGTCCTGTGATAGCTCCTAAACTTTGAACTGCTAAAATCTTTGTACCTTCTACAGGACCTGATCCCGTATCTAATTTTTTAGGTGCTAATGTTTTTATTTCAAGATTAGTTTGCACAAATTTATCTAATTTGGCTGATAGATCCATATCAGCAGTCATATCCCAGATACTCTTCAATGCGTCTTTACTAATTTTGATAGCAGGACTTGGATTTTTATATGCAGGATTTCTCATATAAACTATTTGTCCTGTAACATTTGTATTTGGTGCACCCTTACTATTTGTTAGAACATCGATAGGTGGTGCCGGCTGATCGATTTTATATGATAGTATTCCGTTTTCTTCATATGGTCCATATGTAGGTACAACATACAATTTACTACGATCATAACCTGCTTTAGGAACCTGACGTTTTGCTTCTTTGAGTTGCTCATCGTTGATCTGTATGTTCTTATTATATGTAGAAAGTATATCTTTTAAGTTTTGTTCAGTGCTTGGTTTCCAATAAGTAGGATCAGGCGGAGCTTTACCAGCCGGGACTTCAGTGATACTTTCCCAATTTTTTTCTCCATAGCTTATAATATATCCAGGAGGATAGGTTTTATCTTTATCCCATAATCCTAAATAATTATCCTGATTGATAGGTTCTTGTAATATCTGACTAAATTCTTGACTATCTACTAATGGTTCGCATTTGATACGCCATAGATGTGGATACCAGGTCTGACTAAACCCTTCACTAGCAAAGTTGGCATCTGTGATTTGATAGAAACGTTTTAATGCAACTGGTATAGTTTCACGTAAAGGATTATAGTCTAATAAATGCGGCAACTCAAGAACATCGCCCACCATTAACTTTCTACCAACGATATCGATCATATCATTGTAGTGGACGGTGATGAATATAATGTCATTATTTAAGAATAAGCCAAACTGACTTAGATCGAAATCAAGGTTCTGAACATTATAATGGCCACGTAATCTATAAATGTTAGTGTCGTATATCCTATCTCTGTTTTCAAGAAACAATAAGTCTTGTATATTAGTAGGATCTAATTTATCATACTGCGGTTGAGTGAAATCCGTGCTGGGAGTTTGACTGTTGGGGCCCAGATACTTATGTATGTACAGATCCGTCCCGCCCACGGTGAACATTTCGCTTATAGTTCTATCAAAGTACCTATAATCATTTTGTTTGGTAGGGCTATATAAGGATAGCTTTGGCATATTATTATTTAGTGTAAAATCAAGCACTTACAAAAGGCTTGACTATGGATTTACAAGGCATTATAATATATAAGTTAAGTGACATTTACGGAGTAAAACATGTCCAAATCTAAAGACATTAAAGAGTTGCACCCGCGCGATCCCGACGCAAAGTACATTGGGCCCGAGCCCAAATTCGATGCTG